CGATTGATTACAAAACGCTTTATGGCGATCCATCAACGCCGCATCTGTGGAATGATCTCGATAACATCCTCAAAGGCAGTTTTGTGACCGAAAGTGGGCGACAGCTGGGCATTCGAGCGGCTTGCATCGACAGTGGTGGTCATTACACGCAAGCTGTCTATAATTTCGTCAGACCACGCGAAGGTCGGCGCATATTTGCCATTAAGGGTATGGGCGGGGAACAGCGGCCATTGGTATCCAGACCGACAAAAAACAACATTGGCAAGATAAAATTGTTCTCGATTGGCACATTTCCAATCAAGGAATTGATTTTTTCGCGTCTTAGGATACAATCAGAGGGTGCGGGCTATTGCCATTTTCCGGCGGGAAGGTCAGACGAATACTATCAGCAGCTGGCTAATAGTGAAAAAATCGTCACCAAATATCACAAAGGGTTTCCACGCCGCGACTTTGTTAAGACCCGCACAAGGAACGAGGCACTAGATTGCCGCGTGTACGCATATGCGGCTTTGTGTATCTTGTCGCTGAATATTAACGCTGTTGCCGATAGGGTCGTCAATGCGCCGGAACCAGAACCAACACCGCAGCCGCAACAGCCGAACCCACTGGCCCGCCGACCACGGCAAGGCGGCTTTGTTAATAACTGGCGGTAAATAATGGCAAACAGATTTGATGTAGACGAGGCACCTGACGGTCAAGCACCCGAAACCATCGTCATCGGCGATTATCTTCTTTGGAAACGCTCCGACCTTGTGGATGATTATCCGCTGGCCGACTATTCAATGGAATATGTCGCCCGCATCACAGCCGGTGGATCAACAGAGATAAAGGTTCCAGCCACAGAGACAGGCGGCACATATGTCTTTGAGGTAGATAGCGCAACAACTGCAACATATGTGGCGGGCTTTTATCACTGGCAGTTAGAGGTCACGCAAACCGCTACCGGCAACCGCGTGGTCATCGAGCGCGGCACGTTCACCGCTGTCGAAGATTTGGACGTCAACGGCGCAGACCCGCGCACTCACGCCGAAATAATGATCGACAAAATCGAAAGCATCCTGCAAGGCAAGGCCGATGCAGATGTTTCAAGCTATTCGATCAACGGTCGTTCGCTGACCAAGATGTCATATGAAGAATTGATCCAAGCGCGTGATTACTACCGCAAGGAATATGCAAAAGAGCGGGCAAAAGAACGCGCAGAAGCCGGTGAAACAACCGGCCAAACTGTCCTAGTGAGGTTTTAACAATGGGCATCTTTGACTTTTTCAAAGCAAAGCCTCAACCACGCAAGGCGGTTCGGGCTTATCACGGTGCAGACACTGGCAGATTGTTCAGTGATTTCATATCCAGCAGCCGATCAGCCGACAGTGAAATCAAGCCGTCATTGCGTATTTTGCGCGATAGATGCCGCGAAATAAGCCGCAATCACCCATATGCCCGCCGCTATCTGCAAATAATGACCACAAATGTGGTCGGGGCCGCCGGTGTGCGGATACAGGTTCGCAAGCGCAACGATGATGGCTCTCTTGATAGTGTTGGCAACCGGATCATTGAACAAGCGTGGCAAGCGTGGGGCCGTGCCGGTTTTTGCACAGTCGATGGCCGGATGTCGTGGTCACAAGCACAGAGGCTGTTCATTGAAACACTGGCCCGCGATGGCGAGGTGTTGATCCAGAAAATCAAGAACCCTGCTGGCAATCCATTTGGCTTTTCGTTGAAATTCCTCGAAGCTGATTATTTGGATGAGGGTTACGATGCCCGACTCAACAACGGCAACGAGGTTCGGATGGGTGTTGAACTGGATCGCCGCACTGGGGCGCCGGTCAACTATTATCTGTTCGAGGATCATCCACACCACGATCAAGGCTATGGCAGCAAGACCAAGCGTCATCATAAGATTGTGCCAGCCGATCAGATCATTCACTGTTATTTGCAAGACCGCGCCGGACAAACGCGAGGTGTGCCGTGGATGTCTAACGTGCTGTCACGGCTTAAAATGCTGGACGGTTATGAGGAGGCCACGCTTGTCAATGCGCGTGTCGCCGCGTCAAAGATGGGATTTTTCACAAGTCCAGAAGGTGACGGCTTCATCGGTGATGATTACGACAATCACGCGCCAATATTAGATGCAAGCCCTGGCACCTTCAGTCAGTTGCCTGCCGGTATGTCCTTCACTGCCTTTGATCCGTCCAGTGGCACAGAAAGTTTCGATGAGTTTGAAAAAGCTATTTTGCGCGGTATCGCATCTGGCCTTGGCGTCAGTTATGTGTCGCTTGCTAACAACCTCGAAGGCGTCAGCTATTCATCAATCCGGCAAGGTACCATTGAGGACCGCGACCATTTCAAGATGGTGCAGCAGTTTATGATCGACCAGTTTGTTGACCCGATTTATCGGGCTTGGCTAGAAATGGCAATCACAGTTGGCCGCATCAATCTGCCGATGGGCAAATACGACCTGTTTGCGGATCAAGTCATCTACCGGCCACGCGGCTTTGCGTGGGTTGACCCACAAAAGGAAATTCAAGCAAGCGTCACGGCACTCAACAACGGCATCGTCAGCTTGCAAGATGTGCATTCGCAATATGGCCGCGATACTGAGGAAATCTTTGAGCAAATCAATCGCGAGGGCGAACTAGCTGACCGGTACGGCATCGACACCGCTTTCCAGCCGTTTGGCACAAAGCTACCGGCACAGCCGTCAATAGACGCGGGGCAAGACGATGGCAAAGTATAAAGAAGAAGGCGAAAGGGGCATTGAAATGCTTGAAGATGACCAGATTGAAAAAACTGATGATTTGGTGGATAATGCACCAATGGAAAACGAAATTGAACAAACTGAGGATCGGCTTGATCGCGGGGAACTGGTGTTCCGCGCCCGCGCCGCTGATATGGTCGAAGAAGATGACCGCCGCGTCAGAATGTCAATTAGTTCTGAGGAACCGGTTGAGCGGTCTTTCGGTTTAGAGGTTTTGCGCCACACTGATGGCGCGGTAGATTTGTCACGGTTGAACAGCGGCCACGCGCCCTTGTTGCTGGATCACGACCTGACAAAACAGATTGGCGTCATTGAGCGCACCTACTTGGATCAAGCAGATCGCCGGTTGCGGTCTGTGGTTCGCTTTGGAAAAAGCGCACTGGCTCAAGAGGTTTATCAAGACGTCAAGGACGGCATCCGAAGCAATGTCAGCATCGGATACCAAATCCGCGAAATGGAACAAAAGAACGAACGCGATGGGACAGTCGCAATTAGCTCGTGGGTTCCGTATGAAGCCAGTATTGTGAGTGTGCCAGCCGATGCCGGTGTGGGCGTCAATCGCAGTGCTGAAATTATCGAACCAGTGATTGAGAAAAAGGAGGTCAAAATGACCGAAGTTAATCACGAAGAAATCCGCGAAGCTGCCGCAGAAGCTGCCAAGCGTGAATTTCAAAAGAACGCGCAAGAAATCATCAATCTTGCCGTTAAGCATAACCGCCGCGATTTGGCTGATGAGGCCATCGGTGCGGGTCAAACTGTAGCGCAATTCCGCGCAACTTTGCTGGACGCCATCGGCGAAGGCAAGCCACTTGAGCAGTCAGCCGGTGCGGTTGATATGTCAGCCAAAGAACAGCGTGATTATAGCTTTATGAAAGCTGTTCGCGGTCTGGTCAATGGCTCCGGTCTGCAAGGTCTTGAGCGTGAGGTTTCTGAGGAAATCGCAAAGCGTTCTGGCCGTGAAGCGCGTGGCTTCTACGCACCAGACAGCTTCTGGGGCGGTCGCCGTGACCTGACTGTCGGCACTGACAGTGCTGGCGGTTTCCTGCGTCCTACAGATCACCTTGGTGATCAGTTCGTTGATGCCCTGCGTTCTCGCTTGGTTATGAACGAGTTGGGCGCACGGTTTATGACCGGTCTGCGTGGTGATGTGGCTATTCCAAAGCTGGCGACTGGCGTATCTGCTGGGTTCGTTGCTGAGAATGGCGCAACATCTGAGGTGAACGCTGTGTTCTCACAGATCACAATGTCACCAAAGTCACTGGGCGCATTCACAGACGTTTCACGTCTGCTTATGATCCAGTCTGACCCATCTGTTGAGCAGATTGTTCGTGACGATCTTTTGAACGCTATCGCTCAGAAGGTTGAGGACGTTGCTATCGAAGGTGGCGGGTCAAACGAGCCATCTGGTATCATCGACACAGCTGGCATTGGTTCAGTTGCTATCGGCACCAACGGTGGCGCGATTGCTTGGGATGACATCGTAAACCTCGTCAAAGAGGTTGAGGTGGACAACGCCGCGATCAACGGCAACACCCTTGCGTATCTGACCAACCCGAAAGTGAAATCTTTGATGGCGTCAACATCAAAAGTTGCTTCAACTGACAGCGTTATGTTGCTTGATGCGCCTTGGAACCAGCTTTATGGTTACAACTTGGCTGTCACCAACAACGTGCCATCAGACCTCACCAAAGGCACCCTGACCACAGCGTCAGCGATGATCTTCGGTGATTTCTCACAGTTGATGATGGGCTTTTTCTCAACACCAGACATCCTCATTGATCCGTACACAGCTGGATCATCTGGCGCGGTTCGTATCCGCGTGATGCAGGAACTGGACATTGCTGTCCGTCACGCACAGTCGTTTGCGGCTTGCTTGGACATTGATGCCTAAATAACTGGTGGGGCGGCTCTGGTCGCCCTGCCTTTTCCCACTGGGGGTTGATATGAAAGTTAAATGCAAAAGAAACATTGTCGTCAAAGGCGTGGCTCACGTTGTCGGTGACATTTTAGAGGTTCCTGAGAACATCGGGCTGGATTTGGTCAACACTGGCCGCGTTGAGGTATATGAGGACAAGCTAGGTCTGACTGACCGCGCTATCGGCTTGACAACAAAGAGTGCCGCAGCACTGACAAAGCGGGCAAAGAAAAAGAAATAAATGGCTGTTGAGAGTGCAGATGATCGGGCGATTTTTGTGGGCATTGATGATTTCGGTGTCGCCGCTACCTATACGCCCACCGGCGGCATCGCCACAACGGTCAACGGCATTTTTGACAATGACTTTGTTGAGGTAGAAACCGGCGCGGGTGTCGGAATTGCCTTACAACAACCACGCTTTCAGTGCCGCACGGCAGACGTAGCAACAGCGGCAGAAGGTGACGCGATTGTGATCAACTCAATCAACTACACAGTGCGGATCGTGCAAGACGATGGAACCGGTATGACTGTGTTTGTGTTGGAGTTAGACTGATGGCTCACGTTCGCAAGCAAATACGCGATGCGGTTGTAACCGCGCTGACTGGATTGACGACAACCGGCTCAAATGTATTCCGGAGCCGCATCTATCCTTTGGAAAAGACAAAGCTGCCGTGTTTGTGTATATTTACAAAAAGCGAGACCACTGAGTTCGACACAATGACGATCAGTCGGTCAACGCAAAGGAATTTAGATATTGCTGTTGAAGCATATGTTAGCGCAACCGCTAACTACGACAACACACTGGACACGATTGCAGTGCAGGTCGAGGAAGCAATAGCAAGTGACGTGACGCTAGGCGGCTTGGCAAAAGATGCACAAGTCACGGCGTTCGAGGCCGATTTTAGTGGTGACGGCGAACAGCCGGTTGCCGTTGGCCGCTTTACCGTGGCTGTGCAGTATCGTACAGCTGAAAATGACGTTGAAACCGCCGCATAAGGAGTTGATCCAATGGCAACACATACAGGCTCAGAAGGAACGGTGAAGCTAGGCACTGTCGGCAGCGACACCGCAATCGGCGAAATCCGGTCCTACACCATCACAGAAAATGCAGACACCATCGAGGACACTACGATGGGCGATACAAGCCGCACTTACAAAGTCGGCCTGAAAAACTTTTCGGGTTCGGTTGAGTGCTATTTTGACGAAACTGACGCATCGCAAGACAGTATGGTTGCTGGTGCTGAGTTGACTTTGACCGTCTATCCAGAGGGTTCAGACAGCACAGACGATTATTTGAGTGGTGACGTCATCATTACATCTGCCGATGTTACTGCATCAGCCGATGGAATGGTTGAGGCGTCTTTCAGCTTCCAAGGCACTGGCGCACTGACACGCGGCGCGGTGGCATAACTAGATGTCACTGGGAGCGCAAATAGCTGCGCGGCGCAATACACAAAGGCGCATCATTGACGTTCCGGAATGGGGCGAGGATGATGTGCCGTTGCGTCTTTATTGTGGGCCGATCACGGCGGGCGATATAGATAGATTGCAGCGCAAGCACAAAAACTTTCTGAACGATATGACAATTGCCGGAATGGTTGATTTGATTATCCACAAAGCAGAAATGGAAGATGGGGCAAAAGCATTTACGCTAGAAGATAAGCCTCATCTGATGCGTGAAACGGTTGCTGTAATCTCAGAGGTTGCCGGACAAATGTTCGGCGAAACTGTAGACGTTGAGCAAGCGGAAAAAAACTGAAGGCCGATCCGTTACGGCTAAACATTATGGCCTTAGCGGATCGCTTACATAAGACGCAAGCTGAGATTGAAGAATTGACGCTGGAGGAAATCAACGAATGGTTCGCTTATTTTAGGATTTTACAAGATGGCACAGAATAAACTCCAGATTGTAATCGCGGCCAAAGATACAACCGGCAAGGTTTTCCGCGGTCTAAATAGAGCGTTAGCCGGTGTTGGGCGTTCAATTCTCAGTATGAAAACGGCACTGGTCGGCTTGGCTGGTGCCGCTGGCCTTGGTTTTTTGGTCAAGTCGTCACTTGATAGCATTGACGCCCTTGGCAAGACCGCCAGCAAGCTAGGCGTTACCACTGCCGAACTGCAAAAACTCCGATACGCTTCCGAACTGGCTGGCGTTGAAACGCGCACCGTTGATATGGCTGTGCAACGCTTCACACGGCGTCTGTCTGAGGCCGCTAGAGGCACCGGCGAAGCAAAAGACGCACTGATCGAACTGGGGCTGAATGCGCGTGAATTGGCGCAACAGCCGCTTGAAAAGCAGATGCTCGAATTGGCAAACGCTTTTGAGGAAGTCGAAAGCAGTGGCGACCGTGTGCGTCTGGCGTTCAAGCTGTTCGATAGTGAAGGTGTGGCGTTCATAAACACCCTGCAAGGCGGCACAGCGGCTTTGCAAGAGATGTTTGACGAGGTTGATGACCTTGGCGTTGTACTGTCAGCCAATGCCGTCAAAGGCGTTGAGGACGCGAATGATAGCTTTGTCAAACTGACATCGTTGTTTAGAGGTGTGCGCGATAGCATTGTCAGTTCGCTTGCACCGGCGTTTCGCACATTTGCTGACAGCATCAGAACAAATGTGGTCGATGCTATTAAAGACGCGGGCGGGATCGAACAGTTTGGCCGCAACCTCGCGTTGACCATCATTCGCATCTTCAAGCGCGGCGCAGAGGGCATTGAAGCCTTTACAAGTGAAACAATCCGTCAACTCAACCGCGTGATTGCATTTTCAAATGACGTGGGCAAAGCCCTTGATATTGATTGGGCAAAAAAATTAGAGCCCTTAAATGAGAGTGATCTAGGTCTGGTTGATGTTTTTGAAGATTTGGAAAGAAAAATCAATGCGCTTGGTATCGCTTCTGACAGGGCAAATGACGCCAATAATGATTTCAATAAGGGCAGTGAGGATTTAGAGGAAACGCTCAAAAAAGTTTTGATGACGGCAAACGATGTCAGAATGAACGGCATCAATGCGCTAGAGGATGCGCTTGTCAGCATCATCGACCGCACATCATCAGTCAAAGATGCGTTCAAGGCGATGGCTAGATCAATCATCAGCGATATGATCAGAATGCAGATACAACAAAGCATCACCGGCCCACTGGCGCAAGCTATGGGTTTCCAAGTTAGTGGGTTGAAGGCGATTGGCGGGCCGGTGCAGTCTGGTTCGGCTTATGTCGTCGGCGAACGCGGGCCAGAAATGTTTGTGCCTAACAGTTCGGGCGCGATTGTGCCAAATGATCGGATGTCGGCTGGTGGCGTAATTGTTAATCAAACGATCAACGTATCAACTGGCGTTCAGCAAACGGTTCGGGCAGAGGTTATGCAGATGATGCCGCAAATTAGCAATGCGGCCAAGAGTGCAGTGCTTGATGCAAGACGGCGTGGCGGTTCATTCGCGGCTGCATTTTAGGGGTGAAAAATGGCTATAACATATCCACTCACATTGCCGACCGTTGCCGGTATCGCGTCAATCAATCTCCGCGCAGTCAACGCAGTTGCGGTCAGTAGCAGCCCATTCACCTATAAACAACAAGTTATCGCGCATCAAGGTCAACGGTGGGAAGCAGAGGTGACTTTGCCGCCTATGACGCGGGCAGATGCTGAAACGTGGATTGCGTTTCTGGTGTCTCTGCAAGGCGCACGAGGCACGTTCACAATGGGTGATCCGAATGCCGCATCAGCGCGAGGAAGCGCGTCAGTGACTGCCGGAACGCCGGTTGTGAATGGCGCAGATCAGACCGGTGGGTCATTGACTGTTGACGGCTTGCCAGCCTCTGCGACTGGTTATTTGAAAGCTGGCGATTATATTCAGCTGGGCGGTGGATCGTCTGCGACCTTGCACAAGGTTTTGCAGGACGTAGACAGCAACGCATCCGGTCAAGCAACCTTGGAGTTGTGGCCGTATATTCGCACTGCACCATCAGATGATGCGACAATTGTTGTTGGCGATACTGTCGGCGTGTTCCGGCTATCTAGCAATCAGACAGATTGGTCAATCAATAACGCCAGTTTCTACGGCATCACCTTTGCGGCGGTTGAGGCGGTGGCGTAATGGCCAGCCGTGACATCACAACCGGCATTGCCACCGCGCTTGAGGCGTCCGAAATACAACCTTTTTTCGGCGTTCAACTGTTTTTGGACAGTGAAAATCTATATTTCTGGACTGGTTTGGGCGATCTAACGACTGGCGGCATAACATATGCTGGCACCGGTCAATTCCTTGCGATCTCAGAGATGGAAGAAACCGCAGAGATTGCGGCCAGAGGCGCGACAATCACACTGTCTGGCATACCTAGCAACCTCATATCGCTTGCGCTCACAGAACCGTATCAGGGCCGGAAATGCAAAATTATGTTCGGCGCGATTGATGCGAACCGTATTTATCTAAAAGCAGAAGATGGCACATATATTTTGCGCGAAGATAGTGGCCGGATCGACATCACAGAGGGCGATGTCACGCCAGTTGTGGAATTGTTCACCGGTTATATTGACCAGATGAATATAGATGAAGGGCCAGACACCTCAACCATTGTGCTGGCTATAGAAAGCCGACTGATAGACTTAGAGCGTGAACGCATTTTCCGCTATACTGACCAGAACCAAAAAGCGAGATTTCCAAACGACAAGGGTTTGGAGTTTGTTGAAGATTTGCAAGACAAGCAATTCAACTGGGGGCGGGGATAATGTTTGCGGCTATATTTCTGTTTTCAGCAATAATCTTTTACGCTGAACCGGCCCACGCCTTTGGTTTCGGTTTGATCATTGCGGCTGTTGTATCTGCGGCGGCATCCACTGCGTTAGCTTCAGCGGCAACAATCACAACAGCAGGGGGGATTTTCGCGTATTTTGGCGAACGGTTTCTAGCATCAGCCGCTTTGCAGTTCGCTCTTAATGCACTATCTCCAAAGCCGCGTGGTGTGCGTCAATCAGAACCATCACAGTCAGCAATATTGGTCAGCGGTGTTTCGCCGGTAGCAGATCACCAAATCATCTATGGTGAAACAAAGGTGGGCGGCGTGATTGTCTACAAAGAGGCCACAGACAACAATAAGTTTCTGCATATTGTGGTCGCGTTGGCTGGTCACGAGTGCGAAGAAATTGTGACTGTTTATCTGAATGATGAGGCATTGACGCTTGACGGCGATGGCGAGGTCACTGCGCCGGATAAATATGTTGGCAAGGTTCGGATCAAAACGCACCTTGGAACAGCCACACAAGCGGCAGACGCCGATCTTATCAACGAAAGTGACGGTTTGTGGACTGCTGATCATCGGTTGCAGGGCATTTGCTACATTTATGCGCGGCTAGAGTTCAACGCTGACGCCTTCCCGAATGGTGAGCCTAACATCAGCGCGGTCGTTAAAGGCAAAAAGGTCTACAATCCGGTGACCGATACAACCGCTTGGTCGGACAATTCCGCGCTTATCGTGCGGGATTATTTGGCAGCGGCTTATGGATTGGCATCTGACAGTGACGAGATTGATGACACACTTGTTGCGACAGCCGTGAGCATCTGTGATGAAAGCGTTGCACTGGCCGCTGGCGGCACTGAGAAGCGTTATACGACTAACGGTGCCATAACAACCGGCAACAAGCCGTCAGAGACGCTTGACGCGCTTTTGAGGCCGATGGGTGGAATGCTTTGGTACGCGCAAGGCAAGTGGCGTTGTAAGGCGGCGGCTTACATCACTCCGACATTCACACTGACTGAGGATGATTTGCGGTCGAATGTGTCAATCCAAACACGTCACAGCCGCCGCGATAATTTCAATATTGTGCGCGGCAAGTTTCGCGGGTCCGAAAGCAACTGGCAGTTTAGTGACTTTCCAGAAATCAGATCAACGACCTTCATTGAGGCTGACGGCGGGCAAGAAAGCGCGATGGATTTGGAGTTGGGTCTGGTGTCATCATCATCAGCCGCGCAAAGAATAGCTAAAATAGCTCTTTTCCAGAACCGCGAACAGCTGACACTATCAGCCACGTTCGGATTGCGGGCGTTTCAGTTGCAAGTCGGTGACGTTGTAAAATTCACAAACACACGCGCTGGATTTGATGAAAAGCCGTTTGAGGTTGTGAACTGGTCGTTTTCGCCTAACGATAACGGCGATATGCTTGTCAATATGACACTGCGCGAAACGTCATCAGCGGTCTACGACTGGTCTGCTGAAGAAACCGCGTTTGAGGCCAACAACACGACACTAGCTGATCCGTTTGACGTTCCGGCCATCGGTCTGGCGGTGGCGTCAGAGGCGCGGATTATCAACGAGCATCTGACCAATGTGATCGTGGCGACAACAACATCAGACGCGCCGGAGCGGATCGACAACGTAGAGGTGCAGTTCAAAAAGTCTACAGATACAGATTACATATCCGCTGGGATTGGCGATCTGGGCAAATTTGAAATCATTGACGTTGTAGATGACAGTTATGACATTAGGGCCAGGGGCATCAACACGTTTGGCATCAAAGGCGATTTTTCTATCGTATCCAATTTTGGCGTTGAAAACCTAGCCGATCCACCGGCTGACGTTACCGATTTCAGCTTCAACGTGGGATCGTCTGGCATTTTGCTGGAATGGGAACCTGTAGCCGATCTTGATCTCTCATTCTATCGCATCCGGCACAGCTTTTTGGAGAGTGGCGCAACCTTTGCCAACGCAATCACGGCTGTCAACAAGGTGGCGCGGCCAGCCAATAGCGTGATTGTTCCGGCGCAGTCTGGCACCTATTTGATCAAGGCATATGACAAATCTGGCAACCAGTCGGTCAACGCAACATCAATCGTTGTGCGAGCAGAGGACTTAGACATCTATGGCACAACGCAACGACAGACAGAGCATAGCACCTTTACTGGCACTAAAACTGGCTGTAGCGTTGTTGATAACCGGTTGCGGATCACCGATCCATCAACTGCCCCAACCACAGCAACTTATGATTTCAGTAACTACATCGATACCGGAAGCGTGCGAGTGGCGCGTTGTAGCACTGAAATTGACAACTTGCGAATAAACGATGCGGCGACTGTTACGTTTGACACGCTAACCGGAAATTTTGACAGTCTTGGCGGTAACTTTGATGATCTGACCGGCGGCTCATCTTTTGCTGACACTGACGTTATAACATTTGTTAGCACGACAGATGATGACCCTGCTGGATCGCCAACGTGGTCTGCGTACAAGCGTTTCAAGTCTGGGGACTTTAGTGGACGCGCTTTTCGGTTTCGGGTAGAATTGCAATCAACTGGCGATGACGTGACACCGGCTTTGTCGGAGTTGGCCGCCACTGTGAGGTATTAAATGGCAACGCACGATTATGTAATTTCGGATC